CGAAAACGCGCGTATCCACAATTGGCCGGACGACCCCCAAAGGTCCGGTTTTGATCAATAAATGAGCAGATAAATGGCCCGTCCCCGACTTCCTGTCGACAAGGCGGCAGCTTCTGGCGCCGCCATGAAAAATCCTGGCCGCCATGCGGGCCGGACCAAGCCGAAGAACACGCGCCCGTTGGGCTTGCCGTACAAGCAAATGACGGTGGCCGAGAAAAAGGCGTGGAAAGAATTTGCTGCGGAGATGTCGTGGCTGAACTCATCGCACCGTGTATTGCTGCGCCTGGCCTGCATCTGGGTGGCCCGCATGGACGATCCAGAGGCGGAGTTCGGCGTATCGGCAACCCAGGCCCTGAGTTCGATCCTCTCTAAGTTGGGGGCGACCCCGGTTGACGAATCCAAGGTAGCGCATGACCCAGGTGGAGAAGAAGACCCGGACGAAGCGTTCTTCCAGCGCAAATGACCGGACCACAGCATACGCCGAGGCGGTAGTTGCCGGTGAGATTGTCGCCGGGCCGCATGTGCGCAATGCGTGCCGTCGTCACCTGTTGGATCTGGAAAAGGCTCACGAACGCGGTTTGCATTTCGACCTGGACGCCGCCCAGTACGCGTTCGACTTCTATGAAAACGTCCTGCGGCTGTCCGAGGGGCAGTTCGACGGCCAGAAATTCACATTGGAGCCCTCGCAGGCTTTCATTGTCGGATCGATCTTCGGCTGGCTCCAGGAGGACGGGACACGGCGGTTTCGGCGCGCATACGTCGAGCAGGGGAAGGGCAACGGCAAAAGTCCGTTAGCCGGCGGCCTCGGCCTGCTGGGGATGACCGCAGATAGCGAGGCCGGCGCGCAGATTTACTCCGCCGCGGCAAAGAAGGATCAGGCCGGCATTCTGTTTGCCGACGCAGTGAAGATGGTGAAGCAGTCGCCCGCGCTGGCGAAGCGTATTGCCTTCGCTGGCGGAGAGGGACGCGAATTCAACATGGCGCACCACGCGAGCGGAAGTTTCTTCCGCCCCGTATCGCGTGACACCGGCAAGACCGGCTCGGGACCGCGACCATACTTCGTGCTGGTAGATGAGGTTCACGAACTGCCGGACCGCAAGATCATTGAAGTGCTGGAGCGCGGCTTCAAGTTCCGTCGCGCGCCTCTGCTATTCATGATCACGAACTCGGGCAGTGACCGCACGTCGGTCTGCTGGGAAGAGCATGAGCACGCGGTGAAGGTCGCTGCCGGCCATACTGAAGCGGTCAACGACCCGACTTTCGTGGGCGGCGTGATTGATGATCGGACATTCAGCTACGTCTGCGCCCTGGACAAGGGCGATGACCCCCTCAATGACCCGAGCTGCTGGATCAAGGCAAACCCGCTTTTGGGCGTGACGATCACGGAGCAGTACTTGGCCGACGTGGTTGCCCAGGCAAAAGCGCTGCCGGGGGCGCTGAACGGCATCCAGCGGCTGCACTTCTGCGTATGGACGGATGCCGAGACAGCATGGATGACCCGTGAGACGTTGGAACCGGCGCTCTGTGACTTTGACCCTGTGGAGCATCACGGAGAGCGCGTGTACCTTGGCCTGGACCTGTCACAGAATCGCGACATCACTGCCCTGGGCGCCGTGGTTAAAACTGGCACCGTAGATATGGAAGTGACGGTGGACGGAGAACGGCGGACAGTCAGCAAGCCCACCTATGACGCCTGGGTTGAGGCATGGACGCCTGGCGACACGGTCGCGGCGCGCGAATTGCGGGACAAGTTGCCCTACGGCGTCTGGGTTCGGCAAGGGCATTTGCACGCTCCGCCGGGGCAAACGATCAGCTACCGCCATGTGGCGCAGACGCTGGCCGAGTATGACCGGGACTACAGCATCCAGTTGGTCGGATATGACCGCTACGCGTTCAAGAAATTTGAAGAGGATGTGGCAGCGCTGGGTCTGGCCATCACCTTTGCGGAGCATCCGCAGGGCGGTTTGAAAAAAGGCAAGCCGCTGGAGTCGGCAGTCAAGGCAGCCGAGCGCAACGGCGATCCTGTTCCAGAAGGAATGTGGATGCCGGGGTCCGTTCGAATGCTGGAAGAGGCATTGCTAGAAGGTCGAATTCGGTTGCGTAAAAGTCCCGTGCTTGTCTCCGCGATCATGTCGGCCGTCGCCGAAGAGGACAAATGGGGCAATCACTGGCTGTCCAAGCTGCGCTCGGTCAACAAGATCGACGCCGCCGTGGCCCTGGCAATGGCGCTGGGGGCGGCAAATTCGCTTGTGGAGGATACCGCAGGCCTGGATGACTACCTTGAAAACGGATTTTTTGGGCTGATCGGCTAATGGCTACTTTTCGTTGGTACAACCCGCTGACCTGGCGCATGTTCGGCTACACGGACCCGAAGACGGGCGATTACGTGGAAGTGGATATGTCGGTGGGCGGCAAGCGGACGCAGTCCGGAGAGCGCATAACGCCCAAGAAGGCGATGACGGTTCCCATCATTTGGACCTGCGCCAAGATCCTGAGCGAATCTGTGGGCGGCCTCCCTGCGCCACTGTACGTTGATCAGACTGGACTGAAGGCGACCGGGGCAACCGCGGCCGAGCGCCGCGTCCTGCGGCTGCTGCGCAAGCCAAATCCCTACATGACGCGGCTGACGTTCTTGAAAGCGGCTGTCGTGAACATGGCTCTTGTCGGCAACTCATACAACCTGATCGAGTTAAACGCGCAAGGGGAATGGATCGGGTTGACGCCGCTACCGTGGGATGCCGTCGAAATCGATACCGAGACGGCAGACCTGTTGTATTGGGTCACGCTCAAGGGGCAGCGATTCCCGGTATCGCCGGAGAACATGCTGCATTTCAAGCTGTTCAGCGCAGATGGCATATGCGGCCTGTCGCCCGTTGAGTTTCAAGCCGAGTCCATGGGCCTGGCCAAAGCGGGTCAGAACTGGTCGGCGCGCTTCATGCGCAAGGGCGGCTTCACCGGCGGATACGTGATCTACGAGCAGTTCCTGACGAAGGAGCAGCAGATCCAGGTCTTGGAGAAATTTCCGGACGTGCGCCAGGGCGATGCGGCCGACATCGGCAAGATGGCGATCCTACAGGGCAATCCGAAAATCGTGCCTGCGGGCTTGAGCCAGAAGGATAGCCAGTTCATCGAATCGCAGCAGTTCCAGGAAGAAGCCTTGGCGGGTATCTGGGGTGTCCCCTTGTGGCTCGCCAACCGCGCCAGCAAGACATCGATCATGGGGTCGAATCTGGAGCAGCAGAAAAGCGCATTCGTCACGTTCGGCCTGAAGCCGTACATCGACGCCATCGAGGACGAGATCAACGAGAAGTTGCTCTCGAAGCTTGGCCTCTTCCTGGAATTCGTGGTTGAGGGGCTATTGCGAGCAGATAGCTCGGCGCGCGCGCAGTACTACCAGGCCTCCCTTGGTGGGTCGAACGGGTCGGGCTGGATGTCGATTAACGAAGTTCGGCGCAAAGAGAACATGGAGCCGCTTGTCGGCGAGGAATATGACCGGGTCACCCGGTGGGAGATGAGTGCAAATGCTCAGCAAAGTTGAATGCCCGTTCGAAGTCAAAGCGGTGGATGACAAGGGCAATTTCGAGGGATATGCCTCTGTCTTTAACAACGTGGACCTGGGCGACGACATCATTCTTCCTGGGGCCTTCGTCAAAGTGAGGACCACCCGATCGGGCCAGCTCAAGCTGGCCCTTTTTCATGACCTGCGCAAGCTCATCGGCACTGCGGCGTATACCCAGGATTCGCACGGCCTGCACCTGAAAGGGCAGGTGAATCTAAATGTCAGCTATGCCAAGGACGCCTACGAACTGATGCGCGATGGCGGGCCGCTCGACTCCATGTCGATTGGCTTCAACACCATTACCGCTGCATACGAAGAGCGCTCCGGCCGCACGGTCAGGGTGATCAAGGAAGCCGAACTGTGGGAAGCCTCCCTGGTGCCGTTCGGCATGAATCCGGAAGCCCAGATTACCAGCGTGAAATCGGATATCCGGCTGTTTGAAACCGCCCTGCGCGATCGCATGGGCCTATCCCAAAAGGAGGCGGCTGCGGTCGCCTCTCTCGGCTTTCCCGCTATCCACCGAGACGGTGGACCGGCGGACACGGTGATCGTGGACGAGCTGAAAAATCTCTCTCAATCTTTTCAATACTTATTTGGAGCGTCGAAATGACCACCGATGTGAAAGAACTGCGTGATTCGCTGGAAAAGCAGCTGAAGGACGGCTTTGCCGGCCTGCAACAGAAGTACGACAAGGCGTCGGAATCGATCCAGAAGGGGGAATCCGTCACGGCCGAAATGAAAGCCGCCATTGAGAACCAGAAGGGCGAACTGCAAAAGATCGTCGACAAGGTTCTGGAAATGGAAGAAAAGGGCGTGCAATTGCGCGGCCGCCAGCCCGAGAAGAAGGGCTTCATCGACTTCGTGAGGGACCACGGCGAATACAAAGCCCTGCGCGAAAATGGCAAGGCCGCCGCCGAGATCGAGGTTTCCAAGGGCGACATGGCCGCCATGCAGGAAACCAAGGTCACCAGCGCCGGCCTGGTCATCCCCCAGTTCGATCCGACGATCCAGGCTGCTCCGCGCCAGGAACTGCGCATCCGCGACCTGATCCCCTCGGTGCCTGTTACCACCTCGAGCTTCACTTACTACAAGGAACTGCTGCACACCCGCGGTGCGGCGCCGGTGGCCGAAGGCGGCACCAAGCCGCAAAGCAACGTCACCTTCGAATCCAAGACGGACCTGGTGAAGAAAATCGCTGTCTGGATCCCCGTGTCCGACGAAGCCCTGGACGACGTGCCGCAGCTGTTCGGCTATCTGCAACAGCTGCTGCGCTACGACCTGAAGCTGGAAGAAGAAGAGCAGCTTCTCAAGGGCGACGGCACGGGCAATAACCTGCCCGGCATCATGACCCAGGCCACCGCGTTCACGGCTTCGCTGTCCAAGGCTGGCGACACGTCCATCGACACGGTGCGCCGGGCCATCTACCAGGTGCGCAAGCAGGCCAAGCTGGCGGCCGACGCGACGGTCATGAGCGAACTGGACTGGATGGATATCGAACTGCAGAAGGATGCGCAGAATCGCTACCTGTTCGCCAACCTGCAGGGCTTCGTCACTCCCATCCTGTGGGGCCGTCCGGTCATCACGTCGGACAGCATGGACGAAGGGAACGGCACTGACACGGGCGGCGAGTTCCTGGTCGGCAACTTCCAACGTGGCGCCACCATCTACGACCGAATGTCGTTCCTTTTCAAGGTCGGCATGATCAACGACGACTTCATCAAGAACCAGCGCGCGCTGCTGGTCGAAGAGCGCCTGGGCCTGGCCGTGCGCCGCAACTACGCGTTCGTCAAGGGCCGTTTCAAGGTCTAAGCAGGCGGCAGCCGGCGGGGTGCGAGGTTTGCACCCCGCCATACCTCAGGAGAAATCATGAAGATCAAAGCACTGTGGGGCTTCCGTGGCGATGCCAAGAAGCTGGGCAAGGGTGATGGGCGCGTTCGTGCCGGTGATACTTTCGACGATGCCGACCCCGAGTATGGCCACGCGCTGGTGGGCAAGGGCCTGGTCGAAGCGCTGGACGATGCCAAGGTTTCGCCACGGGCGTCTGACGGCATGTCGCCGGCGCAGCTGAAGAAGGCGCTGACCGAGAAGAACATCGCCATTCCCGAAGGCGCGACCAAAGAGCAACTGGCGGCGCTGCTGGACGGCGCGGGGGCGCAGTAATGGACATCGGCCGGGTGAAGGCCCATCTGCGCATCGACCCGGCCTTTGTCGCTGAAGACGCGCTGATCCAGGGCTACATCGACAGCGCCACGGCACACGTCGAGCAGCATTGCGACCGGAAGATCGTGTCGGGCGAGCCGGCCGGGCCGGGTGAAATGGCGATGACCAAGGACGTGGAGCAGGCCATTCTGCTGCTGGTGGGCCACTGGTACAGCAACCGCGAAGGCGTTGTCATCGGTGCGGCATCCGCTGCTGTGCAACTGGGCGTCGACCGCCTGCTCTGGTATCGAAAGCAATTCTAAGGGGATGCCATGCTGAGAGCAGGAAAACTCAACACCCTGATATCCATTCTGCGTCTGGAAGAAGTGCAGGCCGGCGGCGGCCAAGTCGTGGGCCAGTGGGTCGAGCATGCCAAGGTCTGGGCGGACGTGAAGTTTCCAAGCGGTTTGGGGACAATCAAAGCAGATACCGACGTATCGCTGGTTCGAGCCAGTATGCGTATCCGCTTCCGCGACGATATCCAGTCGGACATGCGTGTGGCGGTATCGGGGGCGGTGTACGACATCAAAGCGGTGTTGCCGGACCTGGCCGGCCGCGAGCACGTTGACTTGGTCTGCCAGTCCATTCCGGGAGAGACGCCTTGAAACTCACTTTCGAGATGGACGGCGACCCGGTAGAGGGGTTGACTCGGTTCGTTGAGGCCGTCGAGCAGCGTGTGGTGCGGCCGACCGCCCACGCTGGCGCCTTGGTCTTCTACGAACGGGCGCGCGAGCTTGCGCCGGAGTACACCGGGCCGCCTAAGAGCGGCATTAAGCCGGGCCAGCTGCGCGCGGCGATTTACCGCGTGTTCTCCGAAGACCGATCGACCGACGACTCCAAGATTTACCAGATTAGCTGGAATCACACCAAGGCGCCCCACGGCCACTGGATGGAGTATGGCAACAGTCGCCACGGCCCCAAGTCCTTTATCCGGCCGGCGTTCGACTTCTACGAGAAGGCGCTGGAAGCATCCCGAGAGCGCGCTCGCGCACTGATTGCTGAAATCGTTGTGGAGCATTCGCATGGTGGAAGATGACCTTCGATCGGTCCTTGGCCCTCTTGTGGCGGGAAGGGTGTATCCCGGCGTGGCGCCGGAAAAAGCCGGCCAGCCGCGCATCACCTATCACTGGGTGGGTGGGAAGGCGCTCAATTTTCTAGAGGGCGTTCCCGACCTGCGCAATGGGCGCCTACAGATCGACGTATGGGCGCAGCTGGACCAGGATGCGGCTCGAATCATCCGCCAGGCCGAGGATGCGTTGCGGCTCAGCCCAGTGCTGCGCGCCACAACCGAAGGCGGCGCGCTGTCGGATCACGAACCCGACACCAAGCTGTACGCCAGAAAGCAGACTTTCTCTGTCTGGTTCAAGGATTAGCCCATCCCGGGCAAAAACTCAGCCGCCTTCGGGCGGCTTTTTTCATGGAGGCCCGACATGGGCGTGAAACTTCCCAACGGCGCAATCTTCTCGGTTGCGAAGACCTATGCCGCGGTCGCTGTGGCGACTGCGGTGACGAATGCAGCGCCGCCCGTCGTGACGGCGGCCGCCCATGGCGCAGCCGACGGCGATATCGTGGAAATGGCGTCCGGCTGGACGGCGCTCGATGGCCGTATCGCTCGCGCGGACGCCGTGACCACCGACAGCCTGAAGCTGGAAGGCATCGATACGACGGACACCAAGCGCTATCCCGCCGGCACGGGCGGTGGCAGCGTGCGCCGAATCCAAGACTGGACGCAGATCTCGCAGGTCATGGAATCGGCCAGCCAGGGCGGCGAACAGCAGTTCTACAACTATTCCTTCCTGGAAGACACCGGCGACGAACGCCAGATCCCGACCACGCGTAGCGCGCGGTCGATCACCCTGACGATCGCCGATGACGACACCCTGCCGCACTACCCGGTGCTGAAGGCCGCCAACGACGACCGCCAGCCGCGGGCGATCCGCTTCCAGCTGCCCAATGGCTCGGTCATCTACTTCCGCGCCTACGTCTCGTTCAGCGAGATGCCCACCACCACCAAGAACGAAGCCATGACGCTGCAGGTCACCCTGTCGCTGACCGGCGCCCCGACCCGCTACGCAGCGTAAGGACCAGCCATGTCGAAAAAGACCGAAGAGCAAGTTTTCTCCCTGGATGCGCCGACGACGTTCGCGGCCGTTGTGGACATTCCCCGCCCTGGCAAGGACTCGGCGCCGCTGCGCCTGGTCTTTCGCCACTTGACCGGCGAGCAGCTGAATGCCTGGCTCACCGGCTCCAAGGAGGCGAAAAACGATGCCGAGTGGCTGGCCGGCATCGTGGAAGGCTGGGAAGGCGTAAGCGCCGAGTTCTCGGTCGAGGCGCTGGCGAAGCTGGTCAACAACTACCACGCGCCGGCCGTGACCGCCATCGTGGACAAGTTCCTGGCGGAACTGACGGAGACGCGACGGGGAAACTGATCGCGGCGGCCCGGCGGCGGTACTGGCGGCCGCCGCCCGCCGATGAATACACCTGGCTGGGGTTGACGGCCCAGGACATAGCCCCGCCGCTGGTGGCGCTGCTGCCTGAAAACCGCCTTGCATTCGAGGTTTTTTGCGCCATGGACACGCAGTGGCGCGTGGGCGTTGGCGGCGCCACGGGTCTGGACTACGGCGCGCTACCGACCGTGCTCCGCCTCTCGGGCGTCAAACGGGCCGAATGGTCTGGGGTGTGGGAATCGGTGCGCGTGATGGAGCGAGCCGCCCTGGAAGAAATGCACAAGGATTGACATGTCAGACGTTGTAGGCAAAGCCACACTGGAATTCGGCGCAGACAACAGTGGAGTCAAGACTGCCGTGCAAGAGGTTGGCCGCGAGGTCAACGGCATGGCCTCTGTCGCCGCTGCTGCCGCCGTCAAGGCTTCGGGCAGCCTCCAGGGAATCGGAACGGCGGCCGAGGGCGCCGCCCAGAAACTGAGTTCGTCGCAGCAGCGCGCTCGGCAGTCGCTGGAGCGTTTGGCGAACACTCTGGGCCGCTCTCGCTCCGAGGTCGCCGAGTATCGTGCGCAGGCTGCGGGATTGCCGCGCGATGTGTACGAACCACTGGTGGCCAAGATCCGCGAGGCGGAAGCGGCAATGGGCGGCCTGAGTGCCGGCCAGCGGACCGTAGCGGCCACTGGCGCCCAGGCGGCGCAGTCGGAGGCGCAGACTGCCGCCCGGTATCGGGACATCGGCCAGGCGGCCGTGGAGCGCGCTGCCGCCTTGCAGCGCCAGGTCGAACAAGCCCGAGCCGCGGCCATCGCGGAACGGGAACTGTCGGCCGCCTCGTCGGGAAGTGCGCGGGGGCAAGGTGCGGGCGTCCTGGCGGGTCAGAATCGCGGTTTCCAGGAACTGACGCGCGATATCAACGAGGTCAACGCCGCGTTGGCGGCCATCGAACGTGGGGCCGGCTCGCAATCGGCGATCCAGGCGCAGACCGACAAGCTGGTTTCCCTTTGGAACCAAGGCCGAATCACGGCGGACCAGTACGGCGCCGCCGTGAAGCGCCTGGACGCCTCAGAAGCGGCTTTGGCGCGTTCCAGCGCCCAGGCAGCGGCCCAGGGTGATCGGTTCATCGCCGGCTTGCGTGAGCAGGCGGAAACCGCTGGCATGACGGCCCGGCAGTTGCTGGAGTACCGCGCCGCCCAGCTTGGCGTCGGTGACCGTGCAGCCCCGCTCATCGCTCGGCTTGCCCAGGTCAACAAAAATCTGGACGGCACAGGCGTTTCGGCTCGGCAGACCGCCGCGGCCCTGCGCATGGTGCCGGCTCAGATGACCGACATCGTTACCCAGCTGGCGGGCGGCCAGAACCCGTTCCTGATCATGATCCAGCAGGGCGGGCAGATGAAGGACAGCTTCGGCGGCATCGGGCCTATGTTCCGGTCGCTGCTGGGGATGGTGACGCCGTTCTCGCTGGCGGTGGGCGGTGTCGGCGCGGCTTTGGCGCTGATGGGCACGGCCATGTATCAGGGGGGCAGCCAGTCCCGCGCATTCGAAACTGCACTGGCCTTAACTGGCAATGCTGTTGGTAAGACGGCCGGTCAGCTAAAGGATATGTCGCGCGAGATCGCGGGTGTCGGGGTCAGCCAAGGCAAGGCCGCCGAGGTGGTTGCACAGCTTGTTAATACAGGCAAGGTTGCCGGCGCCGAGCTTGAGCGGGTAGCCACTGCAACTGCCGTTATGGCCAAAACGGGTGCACGCAGCGTAGACGACTTAGCTTCCGATTTTGGAAGATTGGCCGATGCGCCGACCGCCACGTTGCTCAAGTTGAATGAGCAATATCACTTCCTTTCCGTCGCGATATACCAGCAAGTAGCCGCGTTGGAGCAGCAAGGGCGCACACAGCAGGCCGCAGCTTTGGCCCAGGCGACTTACGCTGACGCAGTGAAGAATGCAGCGGATAGGATCATCGTCCAGATGAGTCCCCTGCAGAAAATGTGGGATGACTTGCAGACCAAGGCAAAGAGCGCTTGGTCAGCAATGGCAAACCTCGGCAGCGACCGCTCGATTGGCGACATCCAGAAGGATATCGACTATTACAGCGATGCATTAGAAAAGGCTAGCCGTGGCTCCTCGGAGTGGTATTTCTACCGGTCTCAGCTCGGGCGCTTCGTCAATGAAGCGTCCGCCACGCAACTGAACGCGGGCGCCGAACTCGATCGAGCAGAGACACAGGCTGGGCAGGACAGGAAGGTTCGAGCGCAAGCGCTGCTAAATCAGATTGACAGGGAAACACGGTCAAGAAAGGAGATCCGTGACCAAGAAGTAGCCCAAGTCACAGCAGCTTCGAAAGAGTTGGGCGAAAGTGAAGAAGCTCTCCAGAAGCGCATCGCCAAGGTCAATGAGAAATACAAGGACCAAAAGGGAGCCGCCTACAGAGATGACGGCGTAACGCGCCGACTGACTGATCTTCGCCAGCAGGAAGCTTCCCTAGCCGCGCAGCTGGCCGGGGAAAAGAAGCTAACGGATGTTGGCAAGGCCCGCGCCGAATTCGAGCAAGAAATTGCCGACCTGAAGGACAAGAAGATCCTGACGGCGGACCAGAAGAGCCTGCTTGCGAATCAGGACGCTATCCGCGCCCAATTGACGAAGAACGAGGGGATAGCCAAGGAACTGGCCGCCAAGCAGGCCATGCTCAAGATGGACGAGCGGGCGGCGCAGATCCAGCAGGCTATCGCGTCGTCGGCTGAGTCGCGGCAGGAGCAGTACGACCGGCAACTCGGATCGGCAGGCCTTGGCCAGGTTGCGCGCCAGCGCGTTGAGGCCGAAAACTCGATTCGCCTGGAGTTCAAGCGCTATCAAGACCAGCTTGCCAAGGCTACGCCGAAGGATCAGCTTGGCTCGGACCGGTTCCGGGAAGAGCAAGGCAAGATCCGCGATTCGCTACAGGCCGCGCTGGCCGACCAGCAGGACTACTACGACAAGGTCGACAAGCTGAACAGCAACTGGCGTAACGGCGCGCGCGAAGCGTTCTCCGACTACGCCGAATCGGCCGCCAATGTGGCGCAGCAGGCTCAAGGGGTTTTCTCGGGCGCCTTCCGGGGCATGGAGGACGCGTTGACCCGGTTTGTGACCACGGGCAAGGCAAGCTTCAAAGACCTCGCCACGTCGATCTTGGCGGACCTGGCGCGGATCGCTGCCCGGCAGGCCATCGTCGGGGCCATCGGCAGCATTGTTGGCTCGTTGGCCGGTGGCATTACCGCCGGGGCGGGTGCCTCAGCGGGCGGCTCGATGACCGGCAATGTCGACGGCATGTCGGGCGCATGGGGCGCGGTCGGCCGCCGCGCGATTGGCGGGCCTGTGGCTGCGCGTCAGATGTACGAGGTCAACGAGCGCGGCATGCCGGAGGTGGCACGCATCGGGGATAAGTCGTTCCTGCTGATGGGTTCCCAGTCGGGGCATGTCAGCCCGATGGTGGCGCAGGGTGCGCCGGCGGCAGGCGGCTTGGGGGCGGCGCCGAACATCTCCATCCAGGTCAATGTCACGCAGGACGGTGGCGCTGACCGAAAGGGAGCGGGTCAAAGCGAAATTGGCGATCGGCTCGCCGAAAGCATCAGCGCAGTGGTCCGCCGTGAAATCGACCGCGCCAATCGGCCGGGTGGGGCAAATTGGAACAAGAGGAATGATCGAGCATGACGACAGAGACCTTTCGCTGGACGCCCGTCGGGCAGCCGGCCGGCACCGTTACCTTCAGGCGGATTGTCGCGCAGTTTGGCGACGGCTACCGGCAAGTGGTCGGCGACGGCATCAACAAGAAGGTCCAGGCGTGGCCGGTGCAGTTCGCCGGCACGCGCCCGCAGATGCAGGAACTCGTGGATTTTCTGGACCGCCATGCCGGAAACCGCTCGTTCCTTTGGACGCCGCCCATGGGGGTTGAGGGCTACTACGAGGTCGCCGAGTACAGCCCCATGCCTATGGGCGGACCCGCCTACACAGTGTCCGCGAAGTTTCAACAGGTTTTCAGGCCCTAGACACTATGCAAGAATTGGAACACATCGAAGTCGGCCAGCAGGCCAACGACGGCACGGGTGACCCGTTGCGCAATGGCATGGCCAAGGTCAACGCCAATTTTGCCAAGGTGCAGACCGGTGTTGATGCGATCGACCTCACTGCGGTAGAAGCCAAAGAGCAAGCGATTGCCGCGAAGGTTGTCGCTGACGCCGCGGTGCCAAAGTCGCAGAAGGGCATGGCCGGGGGCGTTGCGCCGCTTGACGCCTCTGGCAGGGTTCCGGCGGTGCATTTGCCCGAGTTGGCCGACTACGTTCGGGTGGACCAGGTGGGTGCGCCGGGCGGCGTGGCGCCGCTCAATGCAGGCGGCAAGGTGCCGATCTCAAGTCTGCCTGTGAGTACGCCGCATGGGATTGCGCCGCTAGACGCGCTTGGGAAAGTCCCAGCTGCCAATCTACCTGCGTCTGAAGACGCCATTCCTCTGTCTCAAAAAGGTGTGGCGGGTGGCGTGGCGACGCTCGACGTAGGTGGAAAGGTTCCGGTGCCACAGATTCCAGATGCAATCGCGCAGGCGCCAACGGCTATCTCGGGCGTGTCTGCAAGTCTTCAGGCGCTGGACTCGAAAGTCGCATTCGTGATTGTCTATCCGAACGGCGGCACGGAGGCTGCTCCCGCGCCAGTTGTTGTGAACACCCGGTATGTGTTGCCCAACCCCTTTCCTGGCGCCTTTGTCATCTGTGAGGCACAGCTTAAGTATTCGGATGGCTGGGGTAATACGGGATGGTTTACCCAGGCTTCAGAGTCTTATGGAACGCGAGCGAGCCAACTGGATGGCGGCAGCATTGTTGTGCGCACTGGGATCAATAACATCAATTCAAGTCCGGACGGAGGGGGGCGGGCGAACGTTGGCACGCTCCTGAGTCCGGTGCAGTGCCGAGTGTTGGTCTGGAGGATCAAGGGATGAGCGAGTCTAGCGTTTATGCAGAGCCTGGCACTTCGTTGCAGCAAATGGGCGGCGAATGCCCGCCTGGCTGGATTGAAATGCCGGCGGAGCGGCCCAGCGGCGAATTCATAGCCTCGGCTGCTGGCGAGTGGGTGGAAGAGGGGTTTGCGGCGCCGTGCCTGGTGTCTCGCTACCAGATGCGCGAAGCCTTGCGCCTTACTCGATTTTCCAATGAAGGTTCGCCCGGTTGGACTTTGTTCGACGCGTTCGAAGAATTATTGACCGATTCAACGACGCCGCCTTACTACCGCCGCGCCTGGGAAGAGTTGCTGAGTTTTGATAGCGGTGGCGCTGTTTTTACTGCCGCGGCTGATGTGCTGGGCCTGACCCAGCAGCGCCGTGACGACGTCTTTCGCCTTGCGGCCTCGCTCAAAGCGTAGAGGACGAAATGCGAATCTATGCAGATGTGCAAAAGCTGGAGGTCGGCGACCTGGTCGAGCTTTATGAACTGGATGCCACTCCCATCGGCGGCACGCTACAACGGTTCCACGGCTACACGCAGGTCGGTCCGATCTGGTGGCAAGGCAACCAGTACGACCCGTGGGCTATTACGGCGGAAGGCTTCGAACAGGTCGGAGAAGGTCAGCAGCCAACGCCCACTTTGTCGGTGGGGAACATTGGCGCGGACGCCGAAGGCAAGCCGATTGCCGGCGTGATTTCTTCCGTGTGTATCGCGCTGGACGACATGGTGGGCGCCTGGGTGCGGGTGCGGCGCACGCTGGGCAGTTATCTTGATGCACGCAATTTCCCGGAGGGCAACCCCACCGCGAACCCCACCGAGGAATTGCCGCCGGAAGTCTGGATCGTGCAGCAGAAGACGGCCGAGACCGCCGAGGCGGTGGAGTTCCAGCTATCGAGTGCGTTGGACTTCGACGGGCAGCAGTTGCCCAGCCGTCCGATCCTCGCCGGGGTGTGCGGTTGGCTGCGAAAAGGGGGGTATCGCGGCCCATACTGCGGATACACCGGCAGCCGCATGTTCGACCTGGCCGGAAACCCTGTCACGGACCCGGCGCGCGATCGTTGCTCGGGCCTCATGTCGGACTGCAAGAAGCGATTCGGCGAGTACGAGGTAATCAACTTTGGGGGGTTTCCCTCTGCCGACCTGATCAGAGGGTGACGATGCGCAAAAAGACGATAGAGGCCATCCGCGCCCATGCGGTGGCCGAGTACCCGCGCGAGTGCTGCGGATTGGTGGTGATGGTGGCGCGTCGCGAGGTGTATCTGCCGTGCCGCAATACGGCGGCCAGCGCCGACCATTTCGTGCTTGCCGCTGACGACTTTGCCGCAGCCGAAGATACTGGCCGAATCGTGGCCATCGTGCATTCCCACCCGGACGAGACGCCAGCACCGAGCGAGGCGGACCGCGTTGCCTGCGAGGCGGCGGGCCTTCCCTGGTTCATCGTGGCCGTGGCGAGGGACGACGAGGGCGTGGTGGTGGCGGGCGAGATTCGGGGGTTTACTCCTGTGGGCTTTCAAGCGCCGTTGCTGGGCCGCCAGTTCGCCCACGGGGTGCTGGACTGCTACAGTCTGGTGCGGGACTGGTACAAGCGCGAGCGCGGTATCGAGTTGCCGGACTTCCAGCGCCAGGACGGCTGGTGGGAGGCAGGCCGGGAGGGCGATCTGTACATGGACCACTATGCCGAAGCGGGATTCCGCCCGTTGCAGGCTGGCGAGGACATGGCGCCAGGCGACGTGATCTTGATGCAGGTCCGCTCAAACCGAGCCAACCACGCGGGCGTCTTCCTGGGCGCCGAGGGGTTGAAGGAAGTGCCGGGCCTGTTCTCGGTGCCGGACGCGATGTTGCACCACCTCTACGGGCGTCAGTCTGAGCGGGTTGTATACGGTGGCTATTGGCGCGAAGCGACGCGCATGGTGCTGCGCTATCAAGGGTAAAGCATGAACGAAATACTACGTACGGTGCGCCTGTACGGGCGCCTGGGCGCGCAATTTGGTCGCGTGCATAGGTTGGCAGTCAACAGCACCGCGGAGGCCGTCAGGGCGCTTTGCGTGCTGGTTCCGGGGTTTGAGGCCGCGATGGCGTCGAGCGCGGGCCTGGGCGTGGCCTATGCGTGCTTTGTCGGCAAGCGGAACCTGAGCGAGGACCAGCTTTCGCATCCGGTCGGTGACGCCGATATCCGCATCGCGCCGATGCCGGCGGGTGGCAAACGCGGTGGGTTGTTCCAGACTGCGTTGGGCGCTGCCCTCATCGTCGCGGCGGTCTATTTTGCGCCCGCAATGGGCTTTGCAGCGCTGGGTTCGCAAGGCGCAATCGCGGCTCCGATGATGCTCTCTATGGGTGTGTCCCTGGCCCTCGGTGGCGTGGTGCAGATGCTCTCACCTCAACAGCGGGCGCTGAGTGCCGCAGATCGGCCGGAAAACGGAGCCTCCTACAACTTCAACGGCCCGGTGAATACGTCGGCCCAGGGCAACCCCGTGCCGGTGTTGTACGGACGGATGATTATTGGCAGCGCAACGATATCTGCGGGCATTTTCTCGGAAGATACGGCATGAAACAGCGGCATCGCATGAAACGGCAGGCACCTTCGGGTGCCTTTTTTTATGGGCGTCGTCTGGGTGCAGCCGCGCCTGTCGTCGGCCATAAAGGCGGCAAAGGCGGCGGCGGTGGCCGTGGGCCCAGCGAAGCCCCGGACAGCCTGCACAGCATCGCCTATGCCCGGGTCATCGATCTTCTGAGCGAGGGCGAGATCTACGGCCCGGCGCATGGCCTGGGGAATCCGCTGCGTGACGTTTACCTGAGCGGCACGCCGGTCGCCAACGAGGACGGCACGCTCAATTTCTCCAACGTGTCGATCGATTTCCGCACCGGCACGCAATGGCAGGACCCGTTGCCCGGCTTCCCGGCGTCCGAGAACACCATCGGCGTCAACACCGAACTGAAGGCCACGCAGCCCTGGGTCCGCTTGTTCACCAATCGCCAGTTGTCCGCTGTACGGGTGACACTGGCTGTCGAGGGCTTGAGCCGCGCCGACACGTCCAACGGCGACATCAACGGCTACCGTGTCGAGTACGCCATCGATGTAAGCCGGGACGGCGGCGCCTACCAGCAGGTGCTGGCCAGCGCCTTCGACGGCAAGACCACGCAGCGCTACGCGCGGTCCCACCGTATCGACCTGCCGGCCGGTGCGCAGCAGGGGTGGAGCGTTCGCGTTCGTCGCCTGACGGCCAACGCGAACAGCAACACGATCGCGGATCGCACCATCGTCGACGCCGTAACCGAGGTGATCGATGCCAAGCTGCGCTACCCCATGTCCGCTGTCGTCGGGATCAAGATCGACGCAGCGCAGTTCCAGAGCGTGCCCACGCGTGCCTACGACATGAAGGGGCGCATCATCCGGGTGCCAAGCAACTACGACCCGGAGACACGCGCCTATATCGGGACCTGGGACGGAACGTTCAAGACAGCGTGGACCGATAACCCGGCCTGGGTGTTTTTCGACCTGGTGGGCAACGACCGCTACGGCCTGGGCGAGCGGGTTCCGGCCGGCTGGCTGGACAAGTGGGGCCTGTACCAGATCGGCCGCTACTGCGATGAATTGGTGGACGATGGCTTCGGTGGCAAGGAACCGCGCTTCACCTGCAACGTTTACCTGCAGACGACGGCCGACGCGTACCGCGTGATCCAGGATCTTGCATCGGTGTTTCGCGGCATGGCGTACTGGGCGAATTCCTCGGTGATCGCCGTGGCCGACATGCCGGGTGATCCGGTTTATACGTACTCGTCGGCCAACGTCATTGATGGACGGTTCTCTTACACCGGGTCGGCGCTGAATACCCGATACACGGTCGCGCTTGTGTCCTGGTGCGATTTGACGGACATGGGGCGCCAGAAGGTCGAGTACGTTGAGAACCGAGAGGGCATTGCCCGCTACGGCATCAAGCAGTTGGAGGTTACCGCCTTCGGATGCACGTCGCGCGGCCAGGCCAACCGGGTCGGAAAGTGGCTCTTGCTGACCTCCAATCTGGAGACCCGCGGCGTCACCTTCAGCGTAGGCCTGGAGCAATGCCAGGTCCGCCCTGGCAGCATCATCCGGGTTGCCGACCAGCACCTGGCCGGCCGACGTATTGGCGGGCGCGTCCGTGAGGCCACGGCGAGCCGCATCGTGGTCGACGCCGAGCTGGGAATCCGACCGGGTGATCGCCTTACGGTGAACCTGCCCAGCGGTAAGTCTGAAACCCGGCTTGTTTCGTCAGCGGTGGGCGAGCCGCTTACCCTGGATTCGGGTGTTTACAGCTATGACTCCACGAAGCTGACGGCGGACCTTGTTGGCCTGCCAGGTTCGGCTATGCATATCGACGTCAGGGTGCCGTTTTCGGAGGTGCCGGAGTCGGAGTGCGTATGGACGCTGGAATCGGAGGCGCTGTCCGCGCAGACTTTTCGCGTCTTGAGTATCAAGCGCAAGGGCGCAATGCTGGCGGATGTGTCCGCCATTCAGCATGAGCCGGGCAAGTTCAACAATGTTGACTTCGGCACGCGACTGGATCGGCCGCCGATTTCGGTTATCCCTCCTGGCGTGCTGGCGCCGCCCACGGAACCCAAGATCAGTTCGTATTACATCCTTAGCCAGGGCGTGGCCAACCATACCGCGGTGTTCGAATGGAAGGGGGCGGACAGCGCGGTGGCATATGAGGTGCAATGGCGCCGCGACAATTCGGACTGGATAAATCTGCCGCGCACGGGCTACGCACGCGTGGAGGTTCCCAATATTTACTCCGGGGGCTATACATTCCGCGTGCGGGCGCTGAATGCGCTGGGCGTGGCTTCGATTTGGACCACGTCGGTCTTGACGCAGTTGGACGGCATCGTCGGGCCGCCGCCGGTCATCACAAGCCTGATTGCCACGGGCTTGCTGTTCGCTATCCAACTGGATTGGGGGCTGCCGCCTGGCCCGTCCATCATCGCCAGCACAGAAATTCGATATTCCACCAATTCGAGCTTCGACGCTGCGATACCGCTGGGCGTCTTCGCCTACCCGCAGAACACGCATACCTTGTTCGGCTTGAGTGCCGGAAAGGAGCTTTGGTTCTGGGCGCGCCTGGTGGATAAGAACGGCGTGACGGGTGCCTGGTATCCAGCGGCCTCTGGCCTCGGCGTGCGCGGCCAGGCCAGCTCGGACGCGGGGCCGATTCTGGAACAGATTGGCGGCAAGATTGAGAAATCTATGCTTGGCCAGGATTTGGTCAAGGAGATCGAATCTGGGGGTGAGGCCGCGACGGAAATCAAGCAAGTCAAAGACGGCTTGAACACGATGGTGAGCATCAAGGCGCAGTCCACCGGTCCGGATGGCAAGTTGTACGCCGCAGGCATCGGTGTGGGCGTCGAGAACACGCCAGAAGGCATGCAATCGCAGGTCCTTTTCCTGGCCGACCGCTTCGCCTTCATCAATCTGATCAACGGCGTCATATCCACGCCGTTTGCGATCCAGGGCGGGCAGACCTTCATCAACCAGGCCTTCATCCAAGACGGGACCATCACGAACGCCAAGATTGGCCAAGTCATTCAGTCCAACGACTATGTGCCGGGGGTGACTGGTTGGCGGATAGACAAGGCTGGCGTTCTCGAAATGAATAGCGCGTTGCCAGGGGGCGGGCGCTTACGAATCAACGGCCAAAACGTTGTGGTTTTCGATCAGAACGGCGTGGACCGGGTGACTCTTGGGTATCTTCCTTAGGTGGGTGGCATGGCGCATGGATTGAGGTGCAAAGATGCGTTCGGTGCAATTACGGTGGATGTAACGACCACGTTGTTGCGCATTCTTGGGACGATAAATACCGGTGTCACGGATGGGTCGTATGTCGACAACAGGTTGCTTGGCGCAGCCGATACAGACTTCTTCATCTTGAATGGTGACGATGGCTCTGTGTGGCGGAATATGCCCCAAGTGTCAATTTCAGGTGCAGTAATTAGCTGGTCGTTCGTGAACAACACGAATCGAGTGGCGGCCATTGTGCAGTATGTGAGGATTGGGTGATGGCGGACTATGGCTTGGAGATACACAATACCCTGAACATTCTTCAGATCGATAGCACCTATCAGAATCTGGCATACAGAACTAAAGGGGTGCTGACTGCGGGAAGCGGGACCGGCTTTTCGTCGTGGGCCAATGGCTCCGCAGTGATACCGTATTCGCCTACGGGGGCGCTTGCATGGCGTGCCGACGGCCCTGCCTGCCTTTACTCATGTGTGGCTTCCGGCGGGAGCATGGTCGCGACCTGGGGCACCTACACGGCGGGCCGATCGTCAGCGGTCACGATCTGGTGGTATTTATTCGACAGGCCCACGATAGTCGGGGCGCCTGCGCCTGGGTATGGGCTATGTGTGAAGGATGCAAATCGGGTCGTTACCTACGATTCGCGCATGGCTTATCTACCGCACATGGCCGCGCTTCGTGGGTTGGATACCGATCTGCCAACGACCCAGGTGAACTTGCCGCCTGTCGAGCGCTCGTATTTCATCGGCAATGGAATCGTGCCGGCAGTGCTCCAGGGGAACCAGAGTAGCTACACGACTGAGCAACCTACAGGAGTGGGGCCGGGAGTCGATTTCATGTTTTTCGCCGGTGAGTCTTGTGTGAGGCAGGTAGCGGGGGCCTTGAATCTGTCGTATCCGAACCGGGTTGCCGGGCCGTACTCGCAGTCCATGAACGTGCCGACCATTCGGAGACCCAGTTGGCGCTACGTCGTTATCGACGTGTCCAAGTTCTAGCTCTCATGATTTTCGTTGCCCGCTCCGGCGGGCTTTTTTTCGTCCATACGGGAGAGGCAATCATGCACACCGTCAACAGGAGCGGGGCAAATATGGATCCGGGATCTACTGGTCTGGGAGGTTGGGCGGCCCTGAAGGTGGCGGCTGCATTTGGGGTGCCGGCTGCTCTCGCGGCATTGATCGGCATGTTGTTGATGCCCCCGAAGACGCCGCGAGAGTTCGTCGCGCGCACCACTTGCACGGTCGTCAGCTCTTTTCTTTTTGGGCCGCTTCTGGCAATTGCAGCAATCTCATGGATGCCGAGCTTGATGGGTTCGGCTCATTGGGTCGCGGCGCGGACTGGGTTGGGAAGTGAAGGGCTGTTGGCGATGTTCTACGTGCTTGGTCCTTGCATGCTGCTCGCTGGTCTGCCGGCCTGGTGGGTGCTGGGGGCATATATGCGCTGGATGGCAACGATGCGGCAAAAGGGGCTTTTGGAATGGGTGGTCGAGGTGCGGGCCAAGTTGCTGAGCATTCGTCCTGGCGGGGAGGGGTGATTGTGGACCTGAAGCTAATAACGGATGAGGTGGTCACGCCCGCGCTTGCCCTGCTACCGGCCAAGATGGACACGCCTGCGGCGCGCGTGATGCTGCTGGCTATCGGCCTGCAGGAAAGCCGGTTCATCGACCGACGGCAGCTTGTCGGCAGTCCGCCGCGGCCCGTGGGGCCGGCCAAGAGCTTCTGGCAAGCGGAGCAGGGTGGCGGCATGGTGAGCGGCGTGCGGACCCACACGGCCACCCGCGACTTGGCCGCGCAGGTATATCGCGCCCGAGGTGTGGCCGCCGATAACGCCGCGATCTGGAACGCCATCGAGCAGGACGACGTGCTGGCGGCAGCGCTGGCACGTCTGCTGCTTTGGAGCGATCCGGGGCGGCTACCGGCGATTGGCGACGAGGAAGGAGCTTGGCTGCTGTACCTGCGCACTTGGCGCCCTGGCGCCTACACCCGTGGCACGCCGGAGGTGCGGTCGATGTTGCGGAAGAAGTGGGCCGGCAACCATACGCAGGCCTACATCGAGGTAGGGGGCCGACATGCGAATGTGGCTTGAGCGAATGCAGGGCTGGTTGCTGCTGGCCGGCATATTCCTGGGCACGCTGGTCGGCGTGTTCTACCGCGGCCGAGCAACGGGTCGCCAGGCCGAGCGGCAGGACCGAAACGAGCAAGTCAACGAACAGGCGGCCAAGGCTCGCCAGGAGGTGCGTGATGTGCAGGACGACGTGGCCCGCAAGGATGATGATGCTGTTGCTGATGAGCTTAAGTCTAGCTGGGTGCGGGGCCCCAGCGGCAAGGGTGGGCGTTGAGTACTGCGACCACGCCCGCCCAATCTACTTTGATTCGGCGGCGCAGGTCGACGGCACGCCGCGACCAATTGCGAGACAAATCCTGGATCGCAATGCGACCTGGGGGAGGTTGTGTCACGCGGCGCCGTGAGCGATATGAAGGCGAAAAAAAGGCCGCCCGTCTGGCGACCTTTTTCACGAACTCTGTTTGTTACGGCTGCATAGGAGCGAACAACATGGTTCGAGTGTTCTGGGTGAACTGCTCCATCTTCTCAAACTCACGGCGCTGGTTGAGATATGTGCGCATATCTTCTTCACTCAGCTGTGACTGTGGCGCGCTTTCGTTGGAAGCGGTAGGACGGCTAGTGAATCCAAAGTTCGGCAAGGGTAGATTAGGGTTGAGAGCATTGCCCACAATGAAGTTGGTGCTCATAAGATCCTCGTCAGTTCGCTTGTTTCAATCGTTGGATGTATCGCTGGTTCAGGGCTGGGTCGAAGTAGTGTTTACGCTTGATCCAGACCAATCCTTCTTCCTTGGTGATCACAGCCAGATCGATCGGGCCACCAACGGATTGAGTCCGACTTGTAACTTTTTCTTTCAGCGACTCCAGCATTACGAGATTTTCCGCTAGTTCTGCCAACTCTTCAAGAGCCAATCCTGCAACAATCGCACGTAGTGGATTGAGATGCGCATCAATTGTTGTGTATGTCCATTGTTGGTTGAACGCCGCAGCAACTTCGTCAACCGCCCGCTGAACATCCTGCTCACTGATTGACACGTTGCCGTGCCGTGCGGCAACCATGCACGCCTCGGCTGCGTGCCGCTTGAAAGCCTGTCCGATACTTCGCCAGATTTCGGGGCTTGCTCCTAGCGTAAATGTTTCGATCATTGCCTGCCGGGCAAATCCTTGGATTAAAGATGCTGTGATACCGTGATTGATGTCGCCCTGTGCTTCCGGCTTCCACAAGAGCCTATTGCCGACAAAACCAAAACAATGCAGGCTCAAATAGCTCGGGAGATACTCGCCCTTACCAAAGCCGGCAATCACTAGCCCGGTGTATCGTTTGTCCAGAAGCTCCAATCCATGTTTGAAAGCTGTTTCGATAGCTTGGGCAGCCAAGCGTTCTGGATCAATTACGCCGACAAGGTGGGGAACCTGGGCTTCAACGAAAGAGGTGATTTGCTCAGCAAGCGGAATTTTCTCTTCTACTAACGCTTGCGTCATATCTGCAGGGTCAAGGCATGAGATCACCGGCACCATCGCTAAATCAGCATCGATCGTATCGGATACCGCGAGATAGGTCGGGGTCCAGGTGGCTCCTGGTGTCGTTGGATCAAATAAACCCGGCGCCTGATGTTGGATCAAGTTGTAAAGATAGCCAGCACAATTGGCGTAAGCAGTCCGGGCGTCGAGCATGCGAACTTCGCGGTGGATCGCAGGATTGGTCTTGTCATTCAGAAATTCCAATAAGTCATCGCGATATGCCGTAAGATTTTCGAAACTTTTCTGAGCTAGCTTTCTTCGGTAAGCCTTGATCAAAATTTCCCACGGAATGGTATTCAGCGTAGCGCCGTTGTAGATCATTATTGCGACGGGTTCATTGGACGCGAGCTGAAAGATCTTGTTGGCGCCTGATGCGTAGGTGGTCCCATTGGTGCCGCTAAACGTTACGGCACTATCGGCGGCCAAGGCGATTCCCAGGCGATTCGCCACAATAATCTCGCAAGTCATTCCTGCCTCTTCTTTGAATTAGTAAGTAAGAATAACAGTTTGCCGACGTGCTACCTCGGATCGAGATTGCGTGACCGGCTAATCGCGGATCCACTGCATCCACCACCCCTGGTAGTACCTACAGCCGGCGATTTCTTCGAAGCCTACGACCATCATGCCGCGGTCGGACGAGAAGGTTAGCAATTGGGGTTCGAATAGATCCGGGATGGCGCTGGGTACCGTGGCACCGAATTTGGCCAATGCGTCCAGGGTCATGCGCTCGACGTGGCGATTGAGACCCTGATGGAGCATGGAATACATCCTAACCGTGCCAATCACGGCCTGGCCTGGGTCGTTGTCGCGGCGACGTTCGCCGAGGTGATGTGTCCGCAGGACGCTGCACTGGAAGTTCACGGTACTGCTCAAAAAATACTGTATGGACATACAGTGTAAACGCGCCTAGAATTCGCGCAATTCGGCCCCAATTTCGGCCGCTTGGGGACGGAACATGGCCGATGCAGCAGACTGGCAACAGCGGGACGAATACTACTGGGCGGGGCCTGGCGGCTGGACAATCTGTCGGGTGTTCGTGGACAACCGCTGGCAGCACGAGCTGTGGGGCGCGAACGTTACGCGCCACGGCATGGAGCCATCTCTGGCCGCCGCGATCTCGCTCTATGACAAGGTGAAGGGCTGACGCCTATTTCGCCATAGGCGATGCGACAAGCTTGTCGGCGGGGAAAGGCACCAGGAAATCCCGTGTGGCATCTGCCGGCGCGGTCAGCCATTCGCCGTAGGCGCCTTCCGGCAGGATCACGACCATGCGCTTTTCCTTGCCGGCCTGGTGGTAATCGCGGAAGAGTGGATCCTGATCGGCGTTGATGGTGAGCATGGTGTAGCTGATCTGCTCCTGGCCGGCTTCATCGCGCCAGCGGTCCCACAGGCCTGCAATGCCCAGCGGCGCGCCATCAGCCCGGGTGAACCGGGTGGCCACCGCGGCGCCTGACCGCCAGTCGGGTTCGAAGATGGCGTCCGCCGGGAGGATGCAGCGCTGGGCCTTCGCCCATGCATTTCGAAACGTCCAAAGCTTATACGCCGTTTCGGACCGCGCATTGAAGGTGGGTACCTTGCAGGCGCTGGGTAACTTCGCCGCTGGCGTGCCTGGTGGAATCATGCCCCAGCGGCCCACCACTGCCTCCCGCTCCGGTACGGCTTCGTCGCCCGAGTCATGTTCCGGCGGCCTGCGCACGATGACGCCGTCGTAACCGGGCCACATGTCGTATTTGGCGCCGGCCGGCTTGTTGGGCGCGCCGAACTTCTTCAGCAGCAGCTCGGCGTCCTTCAGGGTCTGGTAATGGCTGCACATGGAACCCCCCTCACGATCTAGGGGCAAGTATAGGCCTGGGCAGAGAAGCGCAGCCCAGACCGCTCCGTCGTAATGACAGCCTACTGACAACATAAGGCTGGAAACCCGCATGAACACTGGGTTGTGTAGGGGTTCGAGTCCCCTCCTTCGCACCAGCTTTATTCAACAAAAACAATGACTTAGGGTTTTACCCTGTCATTGTTTTTGGCTGAATTGGGGCTGTTTTGGCTCCAGAATGACCACTTAATGCCAGCTTTTCCCCGAACAGGCCGACGGCCTTGCCGCCGGCATCGGGATCAGCGGACGGCATCCATTTGCCGTATACGCGGATGATCATGGCCCAGTCCTTGTGGCCCATCTGCTGCGCTACCCACATCGGGTGCTCACCGGCTGACAGCATCATGCTGGCGAAGGTGTGGCGCATCTGATACGGGCGGCGATATCGCACGGTAGCCCGTTTGAGCGCGGTCGCCCAGACTTTTTGCACGGCCTGGCTGCTTGACCAGCGTTCGCCGGTTCCCGGGTTCCGGAATAGTTCCCCATGGGGTTCTGCGCCGACCCAGGTGTGGGCCTTCTGTGACTGGATGGCCTGTAGCGCCGGCGCCAGTATCTTCACCTCGCGCCTACTGGATTTGGTCTTTGGCGTTTCGGCCACGCCCTTGGCTGCGCGCGTGATCGCCTTTCGTACCAGGATGACACCGCGGGCCAGGTCGACGTCTGACCAGTTCAAGGCGATTTGTTCGCTTGGGCGTAGCCCCGTCCACAGTGCGAACAGTGCGTAATTTCGCGTTTGCTCGGGCAGATGAGCCAAAATCTGGTTTTGCTCGTCAGGGGTGAACGGATCAACTTCATCGTCGTCACCATCGTCTATGGGCAATTCTTGCCGGCTGTAGTGGCGCCCGCGCATGCAGTTCTCGTCCAGAATCTCATCCTCAACGGCGTCATTTAGCGCCGACCGCAAGCAGCTTTGAACATTGGACAACCGTTTGTTGCTGACCGGCTTATCGCCGCCCAACCCTGCAAGCCATGATTTGATGGACGGCCACTTGAGTTCAGTGAGCATTACGGCCCCGAATTGGGGAATCAGCAGCCCATCCACGATACTGCGATAGCCCTGATAGGTGCTGGATTTAAGTGTGGGCTTGCGGGCGTCCAGCCAATCGTCCAGGTACTTTTCGACCGAAAGTACCTGGCCCGGTGTGTCCGCATACTGACCGGCGCGCTGACTGTTTGGGAACGTCGCCGCGTAATCGAAGACGCCAGTGGCTATCGCGTGTAGTACGGCGCCTCGATGCTGCTCCGCCCTCTTCAGGTTAGCGGGCGTGGGCTTGAGAGGGATCCGCTCACGGCACCGCCGGCCCTTGTACTGGAACGTGATTTCAATGCTGCTTTCTGAGGCGGCTTTAACACCCCGTCCGTCTCTACCCATTTTTCGTACCCCTCCATGTCGATGAGAATCCGACCGTCCGGTGCTTCGACCCACTCGTGGCCCTCGCGCCATATTCCATCGCGTTTTTTTGAACGGATGGCGTCTGGGGAGTAGCCGGTAAGTTCGGCGGCCTTTTCGATGGTCACAAATCGAACCATGAAAGGCCTCCATGGGGGCGGGCGGCGGCGCACAAACGGGGGTGGAAAACCGGGCACAAGGAACCGGCCCAGCCGAAGCTGGCCCCGCTTGGCGCCGCCATAGAGGACGCGCAAAAGCGATGGGCACGAAGAGGCCGCGACAAACCACGGCGCGGCCCAAGTGCGCCTTGTGTATCCGGGTTTCCACGCCCGCCCACCGTTGGTTCGGTGGTGGGGGCATCATAGCGCAACGCAACCAGGCTATGGTCGCGCTGCATCGATAGGGTCAGTGCAGTGCGGTGTCGCTGCGCGCGGGGGCGCCATCCGTCAAGCTGCTTAACTGCTGCCGCCACAAGCCAAGCATGGCGGCCTTGCGTGCTACAAGCCGCTCCTGGTCCGCAATAAAGAGCGCCTTGTCTGTTGGCGTCCTGGCCACTTCCCACCCGGCGTTGTCTATCAGCTCTACGGCTGCCTCGATGCACTCGTTGCAGATACTCACGCCGGGGCCGGCGAGCAGGTTGCGAACCTGATTCTTGTGCTTGCCGCAAAAGGAGCAAGTCAATACTTCTTTCTTGGCGGTTGCAGTCACTTTTGGTTTTTTTGCCATCGGCGTCGGCCCCACGTAGGAAGAGGGCGGAAAGTTGGGGTGATGCGAACGTTAGCATGCTGCCGGCAGCGGCCGACGCTGGCATCAGCAGGTCAATCAGTGCTTGGTCTTGTGGTTGGGATTGATCAACTCCGCCTGCAGTTGCATGGCCTCCACGATTCGATCCAACATCTTGCGTGTGGTCGCGTGCTGGTGTTTGAGGAAGTCGAGTAGAAGGGCCGGGTTCCCTTTGGCCGCTTGCAACCCTTCCTCCCCGATGATGTCGTTGCACATATCGATGCATTCGTCGCAGATCAGCAACGAAGGGTTGGCAAAGTCGTTGCCTTTGGCAATGAGCTTGCGCACCTCGTGTTGGGACTTCTCGCAGAACGAGCAATGCAGAATCTTGGGGGCGGCCTTCTTGCGCCGGGGCTTCTTCGGTTCGTCCATAGGGCGGGAACGGCCAGCGGGACGGCTGGGCCTGATTGGGTGGGAAAAGGCGGGACGTTAGCATGCCTCACCCTCCTGGGCATCCAGGGCCGCCCGAACGCAGCGCAGCACCAGGGCTTCCCGCCCGACAAGCGGCCTTGTCTGAGGGTGCGCCAAGAACTGGCGGCCAAGGGCGACCATAAGGTCGGGATCGTCAGTGCGCCAGGTCACATCGATGTTAATTTTTGCCTGATCAACTGTAGGCGCGTCGGCGCGCTGCTGGCGGTCAGCCAGGACGGCGGCTCGGCGAAGATCGTCAACGGCGGCTGCAAGGCTCGTGTTTACGGTTGCCCATGCGATGGTTTCGGGCAGCGGCGGCAGCACCACGGTATTCGCGTCCAAGTGGCCACCCCTAAAACCAATGCTGGCGCGGGTTACCGGGCGGTTCTCAGCGTCCAGGTGGCCGCCTTCATTTCCCGTCCGCGGCTGCTTGAGGGCGCGGATTCGCTCGGCGTCCTGCGGGTCAAAGCAAAGCTTCGCCGCTTCCTCCAGCGCATTGCGCACATCGTCGGCGCCGGCCTGGGCGGCGCGGGCCTGCCACCTGTCCCAGCGGCCTTTCAGACAGCCCATATCCTCGACGTATCCGTCGCCCTCGCGCAGCTTCGCCACATCGGCCGCGGTGTGGTTCGTCTTGTTGCCGTATGTGGCGTTCCAGGCTTTCGCATAGTCCGCCTCAAACGCCGCCCGCTCATCGGCGACAGGGGCGCGCAGCTCGGCAATGACAGCGACGGCCCCGGCGCCGACATACTGCTCGGGCGTCACGGGGCTGGATACCGCCTCCGCGGCGCGCGCGACCCGGCGGGCCTCCTCGGATGGCATCAGGCGCAGGGCCTCCTGCATCACCTGCAGCGTTATGGCGGGCCTGCAGTTTTCTGCTGGTCCTGCGGCTTCTCGCTCGACCTGCACCTCCTGCACCCCATGCGTGGGCGTAGGCCGTCGGGCCGCGCCTTGGCCCCCGGCCTCATCCTGGCGAAGGGTGGGGGGCGCCGCCGGGGTATCGCGCCACGCTACCGGCTTGGCTGCCGCGTCGGGGAGGCTTTGGGGCGGCTCCGCTGTCGGGGATGCCTCGCTGCCGCGCATGCAGCGGGCGGCATACTCGGCGCCCGCAAGCCAATCCTCGGCTCGCGGCCCCCAGGCATGGACGCCAATCTCGGCTAGGCCGCGCTCCACTTCGACGTCATCCAGGGTTGCTTCGCGCCCAGTGGCAGCACCTGGGTCAAAGCCAGCATTGGTGCGGGGTTCCGCGGTGGCGCGGGCCGTTTCAGCACCAGGGCCGCGCCCGGCGGCCGCAACCGTCTTTTCGAGCGCCTTGACGGCATCCCGGACGTACACCGGCACGGCCTCGGCGCGGCGATAGCTTTCCACGACGCGGGCGCGCGCTTCCACGCTGATTTCCGGATTGCCCCGCTTATCGGCGATTCCGATCATGGTTGTCTGCACCTCGGCCGGCGCCTGGCCGATATCGCAGCGGACCCAGCCCAGCAGGCGGCGCAGGTGGTTGAGGTCGGATCGCTTCATGCTTCGGCCTCCCCGGAGCGATCCTTCCAGCCGCTGGCGATCAGGTTGCGAATGATAGGTTGACTACGCTCCCAGTCGGTGCCGTCGTCTGCGTCCAGGTGGTCGAACGCGGAGATAGCCTCTGTGCCGTTGCGTGGTTGGAGGTGCGCCAGCATCGCGTAGCAAAAGTCGTCGTGTGCGCTGCCAGCGGGCCGCGCGTCACCGTGGCCGGTGGTTGCGGAGCGAAGCCAATACAGTTTGGTCCAGTAGGCGCGCGCATAAAGGCAGTCGTCTATGGTCGAAGGCGAAAGCTCAGGCCTGGCGGCAAGCCGCGCGCGTGCATCGTTGTCGTCATAGCGGCCCCAGTCCTTGTCGCGCTTCAGCCCGCGCAGGGCGTTCTTGCAAGCCTTTTCTGCCGGAGTTTCGGCGGCGGCCTGCTCTGCGCTGCCAAATCTGGCCAGGGCCTCGTGACGACGCGCAGCCTTCTCAATCGCGCGCCTGGCTTGGTCTTCCAGGTCTCCGAAGCCGAAGGACGCAAAAGCGCCGACCATAGTGCTTCCCGTTGAGCGGGCCACGTGCGCCCCATAGCGCCTACCGAGTTCATCCATGGGCGTCGTGATTCGCTTGACCGCTTCCATTGCCTTGTCGATCAGGGATTGATCTCCGGTGTCCACGATGCGCTGCAGCCACAGTACGGAGTCGACTTCTTGGTTGCCCGTGATGACCTCGGGTCGCGGTGCTTCGGCAACGGCCACGGCAGTACTGGCGCTGGCCGGAATGGGCGGCAGAGCGAAGAGGGCGCGCAGAGCCTCATTGTCGCGAGCAGTCATTTGAGGTCTCCCATGGACGACTCCGCATCGGCGATTGTGCGCAGGAACAGGCCGATATCGGTCGACGCCCGCCAGGTCTCGATCTGGGCCTCGATCATGTCGCGTACGCGGGCATCCCAGCGACCGTCCGAGGTGCTGAGGCGCTGGCCGACCAGGGTCGCGCGGTGGCGGGCGAGGTTTCCCCGCGCCAGGCCCAAGAACGCCAGGGCGTGGAAGCACTCATCCGCGCTGATGCCGGCGCCGGCGGCGATTTCGGAAAGGGATTGGTACTGGATCCCGGTGGCCGCGCGTCGAGCGGCCAAGCATTCATCGAGCAGCAGCTCGAGCAGGTCGGCGCCCACGCCGAGTATTGATGGCAGGTCGCCGAGGGGGACATCTTCACCGGCCGATGCCTTGCCGAGGGCAGCGCGCTGTTCGCGGAGCAATGCGATGTGAGACCGAATGTCCACGAGCGATTCTTGCAGGCGATTTTTCATCGTGCGGGTCCTTCGCATGTGATCTGCATGGACCGCTGCGGGCCGACATGCCAGATTTCGTATTGGATAGTGGTCGGGCACTCGGCGACAAAGCGAGTGGCCGCCGATATGGCCGGGGGCGTCACGTCGCGGGTGACGTAGAGCGCAAAGGCAACCGAGGCGGTGGCGGCGACAGCCACCACCAGGTCGCCGAGGTCATCAGCGAGGCTCATATCGGCTGCCCTCCGGGGGTGATGCGCAGCGCGATGCGGACCATGGCCAGGACCACGTCCGGCGCCGTGCCAGTCTCCAGGGCGTGGGCCACGTTGCCCAGTGCCGCGGTGGCCTGGGCGTGTTGGATCCGCTCGTTGGTCAGCTGTTCGCGGACCTGCTCCAGTTCGCGCTTGGCCTCGTCGTAGAGCCGCGTGTACAGCGCGCGGCCTCGGACGGCGGCGGCCAACTGCTCGGTAGGAGTGCGGGGCTTATGCATCGTTGTCCCCTATGCCAAGTGCTTCGCGCAAGCCGTACCAGTGTTGGTGGTCTTCGCACGTTTGAGCGGCAATGTTCAGCAACGTGCGTACGTCGGGTGCGGTGTCGGGGCGGTCCAGAAGGCCTTGAAGGACCGAGATCAAGGCCCGTAGGCTCTCTTTCTGCTCCTCCATGCATTCGATGTTCAGCCGGGCGCTGACGACGTCGGGGACGATGCGTTCGGGGGCGTTTACGGATTTCACTTGGCGCCCCCTTTTTGAACTGCTGCCTTGAACAGATCCGCCCATTCCTCGGTCATCTCGGCCATTTCGCCGGAAAGGTGGATCGCAATCTCGGCCATGTCCAGAACGTTCAACTGGTCCTGCTTGCCGGACTGGGTGGAATAGCGAATCACGCACAACAACGAGTTGACTTGCAGGAGAGTCTCCTGGGCGCGCCGCAGGGCGTCGGCCGCTTCTTGGTAGGTCGGGCGCTGGCTCATGCTTCACCCCGCTTGGCTTCGTGCCGGAGCGTGGCGGCCTGGTCCAGCAACTGGTTGGCTTCGTTGGCGATCGCGCCGAGTGTGCACAGGAAATCGCTCAACACGTATGCAGGGATGGGGTCTATGCCTTCGGCCGGGATGTACCCGAACGGCGCGGTGAGCACCTTGATGCGGTCGATCCGCTCTTCCGCGGCCGACACCAAAACCTCGGCCGGAGCAAGCGGATTAGCGGCGAGCGCATCCGCGGCGTCGAGATCTGCCGGCCCGGCGCCGATGCAGAATCTGACGTCCCGGCCCTCGGTACGAATGATGAAAGGCGCTTTCATGCCTGCACCCCCTGGTCGCCGACAAGCTCTTGCTCGTGCGCCCATTCGTCCTGTTGTTGCGGCGACAGGCCATGCAATTGGCACTCTTCACGCAGGTTTTGGCGTCCAGGGACCGGCTCGCCGATGGCGTCAAGGAAGTCGCCGCGATGGGCGTCGGGAAGAGAGTCAAAGGTCTGCCGCAGGTTGGAGGGGAACAGGTAGCCCTCTGCTGCTTCTTCTGCGGCGCAGACTTCAATGTGCCATTGCTCTGCGGCGCGGAACCCGTCGGTGCCGGTGGGGATGAGGGTCATCATGCATCCCCCAGGGCGGCGCGGAACGGCTTGGCCAGTTCCTGGAAGCGTTCCCGGCCGCAATCGACGCCGTTGGCAATGTCAGAGGCGACATACGCACCCAACGCGGCCAGCTTGGCAATGCGCCCGAGGACGGCTTCTGCATTCATTTTCTGCCGGTTGTCCGCGGCTGCGCTGATGGCCTTGAACAGCTCTTCCAGCTGATAAAGAGTGTCCATCGAGGTTTCCGCCCAGCGCACCAGCTCGTTGTCTACGGCTAGCAACAGCTGAGCCGTTGACGAATCGTTGACGGTCAACAACGCATTTGCTACATTGCGAGGATGAGAAATCCCCTCCGCGCCTTGCGGGCGGATATCTTTCTTGGACATGTTTGCCTCCTACGGCTGTCCGAGTTGAGGGCCGCAGCGTCAACTGCGGTACTTCCTAAGCCCCGGTCTGCGTCAACAGATTCGGGGCTTTGCTTTTGGTGGCGTGCATCAAAAGCTGTATGGACGAACAATATCAAATAATATTGATGTGGGCAAGCTTTTGTTTTGCCTTGACGGCATGATGCCAAAGGGTGGGCTTCTGAACTAGGGGACGCAGGCCGTATGCTGCGGACCACGCGGGGGCGGTACGCATCCAGCTGGTTTGGGGTGGACTCTACCGGCTGGATGAGGTTAGGGGGTCTGCTTCCAGGCTCGGCACCAACGTTCCACAACTGCAACGCTGGTGAGGTGGGCGCATTTCGCCATCATGTCTCGAGCGAACGCCGCTTGGCTCTCATACCGCTCCGGCTCACATTGCCACCCGTCCCAACACTCGCGTACGAAACGCTTATCGGCTTGTCTTGGGTCATTGTTGAGCTTGGCAACTGCCGCGTTAGTAGCTAACTGCCTGCGTGCCAACCGCAAGCTATTTTCGTGCGGCATCAACGCTCGCGCACGGTCCAGCATTTCGGCGGCCAGCAATGCCGATTGGATTGCCCCGCCGTCCTTTAAGTCATTTTGGATAAGCGCATAGTCGATCTCGAGCAATGCGCCCATGAGGTAAAGGCCTGAGAAAAATGGCCACAGCGAATCATCCAGCGGCCGGCGGGAAACGAGTTGATAGCAGGCATCTACCACTGCTGATCGCTCTAGTTCAGCTACCCGCTTCCGGATGTCTTCAGCCGACGTTACCACAGTGTGGCCGACCTTCAGCCCAATCCTGAGCGACCGCTGAAGCAAGACATCGCGGAGCTCTTCGATGGTGATCAGTAGACCCGCCACCATCTCGCGGAACTCCGCTTCGTCGGTGACCTCCAAGCAGTCATAGACCTTTTTCCCCAGATGCCACAAAGCCTGGACGTCGGCATCGTTCTCTTGGTCCGACCAAATATTGCGGCCACTCGGCACGGGCGCAAATCGCTTAACTCCGGCCGCGTCCGAGAAAGTTTTGTAGGGGTCAAAGCACTGGAATGGCATCAACTCGTCCTAACGATAGTAGCGGCGATGCTCAACCATCGTCCCGATGATTACTAATTCCTGTCTGTCGCTATAGAACGACGGAAAGTCTTCGTTCAATGGAACCAGCTCAAAGACATCGTTGCCGTTGGCATCCAACCCGCGAGGGCGATATTTCTTGAATGTCGCCTCGTCGCCGCCGTTCATCGCGACCACGTATGAGCCGGGCTTGGGGGCGACCTCCTGGTCAACAATGATCTTGTCACCCGGAGCGAATTGGGGGGACATCGAAAGGCCGCGAATCTCCAGGCCAAACGCCCGGTCCGACAAGGGGATATCGGTCAGCAGGTATTCCAAAGCTTCTCCACAGAAATGCGCCCCAATGTCCGTGAGCTTGCCGGCCTGCACGTAATTGATGACGGGGACTCTGCGGCCTACAGCCGCGGATTCTTCCCCGGCTTTAGGAGTTGCAATGAAAGGCGGGGTGTCGTCGGGCCAATCCAACCAGCCCGCCGGCTTGTCAAAAGCCTGCTCGATACGGGCGGCCATCTTGCTGCCGATGCCACGGACGGGCGAGCTTCCAGCGATCTGCCAGGCTTGAGAAGGGGAAATGCCCACGATCTCTGCAAAGCGCGCCTGACCTCCGGCGGCTTCAACGAGTTGGTGAACTTTCTTCAGGCGGTTTTGTGATCGGTCCATAGAGCAATTCTCCCAGAAAGTTAGCAAATGATACACTATCATTAGATTGCTTTTATCAATAGCGTTTGATATTGTTCGGCTATTCGATTTAGGGATAGCTGATGAAACTACTGGACTACCTCAATAGTCTGCGCCCGGCAGACCAAGCCGCGTTCGCTGCGCGTTGCGGCACATCAGTCGCGTACCTTCGCCAAGTGGCATACGGCAACCGGCGCTGCGGCGAAGGCCTGGCCATCGCCATTGACCGTGAATCGGGCCGTCAGGTCCGCATGCAGGCGCTGCGTCCCGATGTGGACTGGAACCACCTCGCACGGGCCGCCGCCCATGCCTAACGCCCTGATCATCGAGCAGTACGAGGGCCAGCCCGTGCACTTCATGGGCGATGGCTGGTTCAACGCCACCGGCCCGGCAAAGCGGCACGGCAAGGAGCCATACGAATGGCTGCGGCTGCCAGATACCGAAGCCTACTTGGCTGCGCTTGGCCGGCGATACGCATCAAATGCTCAAGAAATGAGCAAACCGGGGAAATCCCGGTTCGTTTTGACCCGGCGCGGTGGGCGGCCCGGGGAGGCTGGGACGTGGCTACACCCGAAGCTGGCGGTGCGTTTCGCTCAATGGCTGGATGTGGACTTCGCCATCTGGTGCGACGAACAGATCGACAAGATCATCCGCGGCGCCACCGCCCAGCCCGATCCCAACGCCCTGAGCACCGTCGCCGACCGCGAGCCGCTGTACTTGCTGGCGATCCAGATCATGGTCAAGCATGGCTTGTCGTTGCCGGTGATCTACCGCGCGCTGGCGCATTTCGCCGGCGTCGAGTCGTTCAAGGCGATGCTGCGCGGTCACATTGCCCAGGCCGGTGGCTTCGGCGGTGCAATCCTGGCCGGTGCGGATTCGGGGGCGCAATGGCGCCAGCTCGAATCCAACCGCATCGCCATCACCGGCCATCCCTCCCAATCCAAACTCGACCTCGGACCGTTGGTGCTGGGGTCTTATCGCACCCGCGAGGTGACCCATGCCTAACGCCGACACCACCCTGATCGACCTGGCCGAAGAGGCCGGGGTGTCGCTGGCGACCTACACCGAGACGCGGCAGCCGCAGCGCCGCGGCGTGCGCCCCCGGCCGTTCTGGCCGACCGCTCAACACATCCCTGGCGACACCCGGACGCCGCCCGCGCCTGGTGCCGTTCGAATCGGCCCCGAGGACGTGTAGCCATGAATACCGCCGTCCTCGCACTCATCTTGTTTGCCTCGATCACCTGGGCGCTGGCCTTGGCCATCGGGGGCGGCATCGGCATTTGGCTGTTGTGGCGCCGCCGCGCGATGCACAAGTGGATCGCTGAATTTGATCGCAGCCTGGAGCGCGAAGAGCGCATCCGGGCCGACTTTCAACGCCGCCACCGGTTCAGGCCGTAGGCGGATATCGGTGTGCACGCGCCCGGGTAGCTCCCGAAAGCCGGACTCCTCCACCCGGCCCGGCGCTGTGCCTTCAAGTGGAGCGATGGAGGTACTTATGGAAAACAGGCCGACTACTCAGTCCAAATTGCTGAGTGAGACGTTGAAGGAAAACCGCCAGCTTCGAGCTGAGAACGCGGACCTTCGCCGCAAGGCAATGGAAAGCAGGGTCTGCGGTCGAGATAGGACGGTGGAGTTCATTGTCGGCGACCTGGGAATGGTATCCACCAGTGACGATGACGCGGTGGGCGTAGAAAGCGTGCTCGTAACCCTGCTCGCGATGAACCTGGTTCCGGAATCCGACGACCTGACGCGTATGAGTATCACCCCCGCCCAGGCATTTCACTTCGGCATTGCCTTGATGCAAGTCGCCAAATTTCACGGATTCGAGGTCTAGCCATGACGATTCCCGAAAGCAAATGGAACAACGCCAAACGGTGGCTGAATGACACCCGAGGCACCGTTGCGCATCACTACCAACTTGGCGATGAACTGGACGTAGCCGTGAGCAACGAAAACGACATCGACGTTCATGTAGGGATGGCCGACGTGACTGTAGATGGTTTGCCGGCATCAGAGATTCCCGACATTGCTGAGCGTGACGCCGTGATCGTCAGTCTTACTCCTGAGCAGGCCTTTCTGCTTGGCAAGGCGCTGCTTGCCGCAGCCAAGAAATGCGGTGTGAGCGAGTAGGCGGATATCGAATGGCAACAGATGCACGTCTTGCCGTGGGCTTGGCCACGCACCCGAAGACCAAGAAGCTGGTCCGCCGGCTCGGCGGTGACGGCGCATGGCGCCTGGTCTGCCTGTTCCTCTGGTGCGCCGCCAATAGGCCCGATGGGAATTTGGCGGGCCTATCCGATGAAGATATCGAACTCGCCGTAGACTGGGCCGGGGGCGAGGGGGAATTCGTTGCGGCGCTGCGCGATGTCGGCTTTCTCGATGGCGATGAATTGAGCCGCCAAATCCATGGTTGGGCAGAACACAATCCGTGGGTGAATGATTCGGAAGCCAGAAGCGAGAAGTCGCGGTGGGCCGCGCTGTGCAAACGGTATGGCCGTTCTGGCGCTGCCGACCGTATGCCCGAATATGCCAAGCGCATCGGCGTGGCATGCGACGAGAATGCCAAAAGCTGCCAGGAGCATGCCGCCGGCACGCAAACCGCAGTGCCCGAACCTGCCGGTAGCATGCCCGATGCTGCTAGCGGCATGCCCGGAGCAGTGCCAGAATGTGCCAGTGGCATGCCGCTGGCAGAATTGGGCAGTGCCCCATCTCCATCTCCATCTCCATCTCCATCTCCATCTCCAAATACAAAAGATAAAACCCCTTTGTCGGCTTGCGCCGACCGAGGGGCGGACGGAGAGCACTCGGAACGGACGCCGCTGCCGAAACCTGACGATGTGCAGGAGGTCTTCGCCTACTGGCAGGAGGTCATGCAATCGCCGCGTTCCGTCTTGGACGACAAGCGGCGCAAGGTCATTCGAACCGCGCTCAAAGCGGGACACAGCGCCGAGGACCTGCGGCGGGCGATTCGCGGTTGCAGCCAGACGCCTCACAACATGGGCCAGAACGACAGGCGGGAGAAGTACAACGGGATCGAACTGATCCTGCGGTCTGCCGACCAAATCGATCGATTCATTGCCAACGACACGGGCGGCGAGACGCCGGGGGCGGGTGATCGCGTGTCGGTGATATCTGCGCTCCAGGAGCGATTTCCTGGCGCCAGCGTGGTGCAGCTTGACGGGGGGCGGTATCGCATCGGCAACCGCTTCTTCGACGCCAACGGCAACCCGGAGCCTGTGCTGTGAAGACCCTCGACGACTTCGGCATCGACCTGCGCGGGCGTACTGGCGTGGAGGTGAAAACCACCTGCCCAAAATGCTCGCCGTCGCGTCGGAAAAAGAACTATCCCTGTCTGTCGGTCAACACGGACAAGGGCCTGTGGAACTGCCATCACTGCGGCTGGGGCGGATCGTTGGGCCATGGCGAAGAGCGCCGCCCCGAGGCGCCGAAGATCTACCGCAAGCCCGAGTACGTGGTGAACCGGACGGACTTGCCTCAGGCCGTCGTGGACTACTTCGCCGGCCGCGGCATCAGCCAGGCCACGTTGCTGCGCAACTGCATCGGCTACGGCTCGCAGTACTTCCCCCAGGTCGAGGAGGAGCGCACCTGCGTCATGTTTCCGTACCTGGACGGCGACGAGGTGATCAACGTCAAGTACCGCACCGGCGACAAGCTGTTTCGCCTCGCTTCGGGGGCGCAGCGCGTGCTGTACGGTCTGAATGACGTGGACGCGGTTCTGGTCTGGGTCGAAGGCGAGATGGACAAGCTGTCGGTGGAGGAGGGCGGCTTCAAGAACTGCGTCTCTGTACCCGATGGCGCCCCGACCCCGGACACCAAGAACTACGACAGCAAGTTCGACTTCCTGGACAGCGAGCGGCTTGCCAATGTGCGAGAACACATCATCGCCGTGGACAACGACGCGCCAGGCCGCCGCCTGCAGGAAGAACTCGTGCGCCGCCTGGGCCGCGACAAGTGCCAGATCGTGACCTGGCCGGAGGGCTGCAAGGATTCCAACGACGTACTGGTCAAGCACGGCCCGGACGTGTTGCAAAAGTGCATCGAAGACGCGAAGCCGGTGCCGATCGAGGGCACCTTCTCGGTGACGGACTTCCGCTCGCAAATCCTGCGCCGCTACGAAGGCGAAACGACGCGAGGCACCCCAACCGGGTGGGGTTGCATGGATGGGCACTACACCGTCTTGCCTGGCGAGTGGACCCTTGTGACCGGCATTCCCGGGCACGGCAAGTCTGAGTGGCTGGACGCCCTGGCGGTGCAACTGGCGGACAAACACGGGTGGAATTTCGGGGTCTTCTCTCCCGAGAACTTCCCCGCCGACTACCACAGCGAAAAGCTGATGGAAAAGTTCATCGGCAAGCCGTTCGCCCCGGGGCCGAGCGAGCGCATGAGCGTGGCCGATCTTGACCGCGCCATGGATTTTCTGGAGGACCACTTCACCTTCATGATGCCCGAGGCCCCCAGCCTGGACGCGCTGCTGGAGCAGGCGAGCCGCCTTGTCACCCGCAAGGGCATTCGCGGCTTGATCATGGATCCATGGAACGAGATCGAACACGGGCGCGCAGCCGGCCAGACGGAGACGGAGTACATCTCCCTGGCCCTGTCGCAGATCCGCAAGTTCTGCCGGTCGCACGACGTACACGCCTGGGTGGTGGCGCATCCCGCCAAGCTCTACAAGGACAAGGACTCGGGTGATTACCCCATTCCGACGCCTTACGACGTTTCGGGTTCGGCGCACTGGCGCAACAAGGCCGACAACTGCATCACGGTCTACCGGCACGTCAAGGACGATAACAAGCCGGTGGAGATCCACGTCCAGAAGATCCGCAAGAAGTTTGTCGGCCGGGTGGGCATGGTCGAACTGCACTATGACCGCGTGACCGGCCGGTATCAGGACTACGCGCATTTCACCCGCGCGCCCATTTATTCGATGCAGAACCGGGGGGCGGCGTAATGGCGACCCGGCCCGTTCGATTGCCAGCGGCCAAGGCCACCGTCAAGCGCGCCCCCAAGGCCCCGAGCAAGTTGGAAGAGCGATTTGCCCGCGACCTGCGCGCGCTGAAGGTGCTGCCGCCGGAACGGGAGTACCGCTTCGCGCCCCCGCGCATGTGGCGCATCGATTTTGCATGGCCCGCCGAGAAAGTGGCGGTTGAGATTGAAGGCGGCGTATGGACGAACGGGCGTCACACCCGTGGATCCGGTTTCGTCGCTGATTGCGAGAAGTACAACGCCGCCACCCTCGCGGGCTGGAAGGTGTTGCGCTTTACCGAGGGGGCCGTCCTTGACGGTTCCGCGGTTGAGCTTGTGGCGCGCTTGCTGCGCGTCCCTCCCTACAACCCTGGAATCGTTTGAAGGATGGATCATGCTCGATCAACAAATGGAAGACGCCTGGATTGAACTTTCTCACCAGCAGCCCGCTGCAGCGCATGCAATCGCTCGCTTCGAGCGGCCGCGGACCATGGACGAGGGGCGGCCGGCGGCCTACGGATGCCAATGCTGGCGGTGCCAGGGGGGCTGGATTGCGCTGGCCGATCGGCCGGTGTTGGACAAAATCCTGGCCAAGCACCTGATGCGGATGAGTGAGTCCGCCCGCAGCGAATGGCTGGCAGACTGGGCGGCACAGCCGAAGCACCGCGCGGCCGACCGCGAGCAGCTGAACGCATGGCTGCGCATCGTGAGTGGCAGCGTCGAGCCAGCGCCGACGTATCCGGTCTACATGGCCCCGGGGGCGGCATGACTGAACGGACGACGCCATTTCCCCGCCTTGCGGTGGCGCTGGCCTACGCGTTCAGCGACGAGCGGCACACCGCCAACCGCCCAGCCATGGCCCGCGCTGCGGACGCGCGGCTGGGCGATCCTGGGCCACTGTCGGGCATGGACGGCGCCGCCGAGATTGCCAAGCTCCGGCAATTCCTGGAGCGCGGCCTAGAGCCGCTGCACCTAGCGGTGCTGTACGCCCGCTATGGCCAGCGCAAGACGCATTGCAAGTGCTGCGGCAGCGAAGGCGACCATATGGATTGGTCGGGGGCGCTGCATCGGGTGGCGGGGGCGCTGGGCGCGTATCTGTCGATGCGCACCGCCCACAGCGCGTTGCTGTATGCCTTGGTGCGCCGTCATTACGACACGGGCAGCATGCGGACGCTCCAGTCTCTGGCCGACGAGTACGGGTGCAAAGCGCGCAGCGTCGAGCGCGCCAGCGCCAGGGCGGGGGACTGGCTACGCGGTACGCGCGAGAAGAAGGGCGCCGAGCCGATCTATGGAGTCGAGCAGGCCGCCCATGCCGCGGCTGAGAAACTGCTACAGGATGGGGGCTTTATCCCTTGACCGTTGACTTATGCGGAAACGACCGCCATAATCAGCCGTAACGGATTTCCTCAGAATTCCGTCCAGCAAAACCCGCCTAGCGAAAGCCGGCGGGCTTTTTCATTTGCGGGCTTGGCCGAGTGGTGAGGCTGCGGCCTTCCAAGCCGCCCATGTGGGTTCGATTCCCGCAGCCCGCTCCAGATAAACGAAAGCCCCGATACGGATGTTCCGGTCGGGGCTTTTCATTTAGGTGTCCATATGCGCAATCTCTACGCACGATTCATTCTCTGGCTGATTCGTCCGGCGCTGATGCGCCACAACGGTCTTGCGGCTGGAAAGCTGGAATTGACTATTGATGCCGGAGACCGGAAGCGCTTTTTCGAAGCGGCTATAGGCCGGCGAGATTCCCCAGCCTGGAAGACATATTCTCCGACTGCTCATCGAAGGCTGAGATGACGTACTCACCTGTGGTGGCACTATTGAGCAGCACCACACGGGCAGCTTCCGTCGAATGGGAGTGCGCTTGAGCTAAGGCACGCAGCTGATCCATCGGGATGGTTTGAAACATGGCGTCCAGCAACGCATGCATGGCGAAAAGCTCGCCCTTCAATCGGCAAATGTTCTCGGTGACCTGCTGCAAGTTTTCCATGGTCAGCCCTATTTGGTGGCGGTTGATGTTGAGGAATGCCAATCATATCCGGCTGGGCTGACCGCCAAGTTTCGGAGTTCCCCTTTGCCACCGAGGGCCGCGCGCTGGGCATGCCGCGCGGGGAAGGGATCATCGCGCCGGGCGGTGTGCAGTTGGTGGCACCCGGCACAAATTCACGAGGTGAAACATGGCACGAGTTCCCGACAGCAAACCACCAGGCCCACCCCCAGGGCCGCGGCAAAAGCCGGGCTACGTCATATCTCAAACAGGCACACGCGTTAGCGTAGAAGTGGACGGCGTGCCGATTCGGAATCTGTTTGGTGTCAACGTGCGCTTTGCCTTGCACGAACTACCCACGCTGGACCTGACCCTGGGGCTACCTGATGTACGGATAGCGTTGGATGACGCCCGCGTGGTGGTTGGGACTGCTGACCTACCCGAGTCAGTCGCGCGGGCGCTACACCACAATCTGCGCGAACGCTTTGAATCGATGGAGCGGTGCCCGTGCATGGCAAAGCTGGAGCAATAAGACAGCGTGGCGGTAGCGCCTTCGCGCAACTGTACGGCACCGCCAGATGGCAGCGCACCCGCAAGGCCCAGCTGGACCGCGAGCCGATGTGCAAGTTCTGCGACCGGCGCGGGCTGGTGGTGCTGGCAACCGTGTGCAACCACGTCAATGGCCACCCTGCCGGCGAGACCGAGCAGCAGTTCTGGGAAGGCCCGTTCAACAGCCTGTGCGCTGACTGCCACAACTCCGACCAAGCCAGGCTTGAGCGCGGGGGCAAGCAGATACGCGGCTGTGATGACGGCGGATGGCCGGTAGGGTAGGCCCGTGCCCCTATCGCCGTTCTGCAATGCGCTCCTGTGGCTTGAGGCGCGGTCACAGGGGCATGCCTACCCCCCGGGGGGGCAAAAACATAGGGTTGGCGGCGGCCTAGAC